AGTTAATTCCCAGGTAGTCGGACTGGTGTGCCTCGCGGCAATAACACCTCTGACTACTCGTGCACTTCCGTCTTGCGGCGAAAGCACGTAGCGGAGCCGGCCTCTCCTAAAAAGGGCCGACCCTCCGATAATTCCGCCAGCGGTTCGGAGGTTAAACGGTGCGGGTCTTGTTCGAAGAGTGAGACCCTTACCAAGGAGACGATCCGAAATGGACTTCAGTTGCTTCGGGTTCGGTACGGTATTCCGTACTGCGAACTTCCGGACTGCGGTCCATCTGAGCTCGGACGTTTCCACATTTTTCTTCTTGGACAGGGCAAGGAGCGGGCCTCTGTCCCTTTCCCGAGACGTCAACGTCCAGGGAAAGACGGTCTCTGTTACCTGCAGAGACTGCGGCGGCATGAACGCTGGGAGCTAGCTCTCAGCGTTGCCAGTATAAAGCGCAACTTGCCAACGAGTTGCGTACGCCACACTCCGTCTGCGCGTCCTGAGTGGGAACGGAACGCGTACTCTCAACCCCCCCCTCAATCCGACGAGTATCTTGCGCACGTCCGGCGTGTCGCTGCTCGTATCTTCCGTCCTGGTTGGGATCGTGGCTATGGTTCGTTCGTCATGAATCATTTGCCTAATCCTACCAGCCGCGAACCAAAACGTTCGCGTGCAGACCTGATTTGGTCAGGTCGGCGAGAAGAATTCCTTAGCGGGTGCCTTACCGAGACGGATCTACCGTCAGTGATGGGCGCCCGCTACAAAGAGGTTCCATCCGCTGGGAAGCTTCGTCCACTGGTCATTTATGACGAGACAGTGGAGTTTCTTGGTCCGCTTCACAAGCTTATGTACTCCCATCTGAAGCGACAGGATTGGTTACTTTGCGGTCCACCGACCGAGGAACGGATTGCTTCTGTCTGTGTCGGCGCATGCCAGACCTCCGTAGATCTGGTATCTGCATCTGACGGTCTCTACCATTCGGTAGCGGACATCCTTCTTGACGTGGCCTTCTTCTCATCGGTCGAAGTGCCACGGAGCCTTAGAGCGCTGGCTAAGGCCTCCTACCGTCCTCTTGTGCAACAAGACGGTGGTTATAGAAGGGTCAGTCACGGACAGATGATGGGGGCCTACCTCTGCTTCCCTCTTCTCTGCTTGCAGTCCTATTGTGCCGCCACCTGGGCGGCTAGGAATACTGTCGGCGCCCGTTTCCTTGTTAATGGGGATGACACTGTCATTTCTGCGGACAAGGAAGTATCGCGTGAGGACTACCCTCAGGGGTTCCGGCTCAACGATACTAAGACGATTCGGGCGAAAGACGTCGTCGAAGTCAATTCGACTGTCTTTCTAAGAAGAGGCGGTAAATGGCGAGAAGTCCGTCATTTACGCAGAGGTGGTGCTCCTTCGACCTATGAAGGAATGCGGCATATGGCTTTTGCTGTCTCCGCAAGACCTTGTTGGGTGGACGCTTTTGTGCGTTCACGCATAGGTAGAAGGTGGGGGTTCCTCCCCTCCCAGTTAGGTTTAAAAACCTACCCCAGTTATAAAAGAGAACAGGGGCTACTATTAAGACGGGTATATACGGATCTACCGTGTCCACCGGACTCTCTTGATAGTAGACTGGTTTGCCATCGCGGTAGGATGGCAACGGCCGCTGAAGCTGAGGCTTTACGGGACTTCTTATGGGAGAACGGCCGGGGGGGAGCTTTGAAGAGAGACGAATGGTCACCCAGTCCAGGGGCCATCCGTCGGACATTCGCCTACCGTACTATCCCGGTATGGCGTCGGACTAGCTTCGTCGACTGGTCCGGCAGGGGTTACGCCTCCCCTGAGAAAAGGCCCGTATTCTTCCTTCCAGAGGGAGTGAATACGGAGGAAGAAGAATGTGGCCTCTTGTTGTTGGAGCTTTGGCGCCAAGCCTCTGCTTCGCTGGTACAAGAGGGAAGAGCTTAGCGGTTTCCTGCCGTCTCTGGTTCTCTCTGCTCTGAAGAGTAAGGATAGGATAACCCGGTGGGGTTTTAGCCGGTTTCGATGCCGGGTCTGAAAAGGTGAAAGCTGCTCTACACATGGCGGGATTTGTATGGGAAATCTGTACAATTCGCCCAGAACCCTCTACGTAACTCCCTTCGGGGCGTAGCTGGAATAGTGTGTCTGTGTGTCCTGTGGTGATTAGCCCTTCTGAGCTCCGTTGAGCGTCGCGGGGTCTTATGACAGGGGAGAGAACAGTGGAGGGGTTAGTGCTGCCGGAGCACGGCCCTGGGTCGACGAAGAATGATGGGC